GTGTTCTGTGATTTAACTCCTTTGTGTGTTTTTGGTTTGGTGGGCATCACTTTGAGGAATGATAAATGTCCCTCATCTGTTGTTACTTCGATCTTGTAAGTTGCAGTCGTTGTTTCCATATCAGTAACGAGAATCGTTGATGAATTGTCGATAGACTTGAGCAACTTCTTCCCAATGATAATCTTTTAGATCACCACACATTGACTCCATGTAATCATAAACCATACCCCAATCAGCATCGGTAGATTTGATGTAACTAGGGAGAGTCTTGAGAGCAGAGTTAAACATTGTTTGCATCAGAATGAAATGTTGATCTTGTTGGGAGTATCAGGACTGATAATCTCTGCTGCATTGTTGAGACCGTCAGCAGTAAATTTGCGGGCATCATCACTACTCCAGAACAGAATGGCAATGACAATCAGAGCAAAAACTTTCATGATCAAAGAGATTCGATGATGGAACGACGTGCTTCGTATGCTTGAAACTCAGAGTTGAATGTAGCAATCTTAGTGAAGTCATCCTTCCAATAGATTGCCCACTTATGTGAACCCCAAACTGCTTTGATTTTGATGGGGTTGTCGATGCCAAGTGGATAAGGTTGCATGGGTTGCGTTCCTTTGACTCTTATAGAATACACGAAAACGAGAGCAGATCAACCAAAAGTGGACACCTTAGCGACTGGCACAATAGTTGTTGTAAAGAACCTGCTCTAAAGTATATGCTTCATTTTCTCTCTCTTCATCATCAAATTGCCCATTTTCATTTTGAACAACGTGAACCAATTCATGCAGCAATGTGGTGATATAGTCCTTTTCATTCAGATCATTGTGAATCTGAACAAATTGCTCATCACCATTAACCTCAGTGAATCCGAAGGCATTATCATCACTTAGGTCAGTGTGATAAACCTCAACGTCACTGTCAATCTCATATTTGGTTGTAAAGAACTCGAACACACTTTGAGTGAGATGAGTGTGCTTAGATTTGCCAGAAGTGAATAACATCAGAAGGAGATTGCAAAGTTACCGAGATTGTCTTGAGTTACTGTCTCTTTACCTGATAACATGCTGCGATCCCAATCTACAATCCAGCAATCTATATCCTCTTCAATAACAACAAACCCGAAACATCCAGGAACAGGCATCATATATTTGCCATGAGATTCTGCCTGTCTGGCACTGGAGAATCCGCGGGCATTGATTGCCCAATCCTTGCCAAAATAAACACAGATGAAGTCTCGCATGGGTTCCGTTCCTTTGACTCTTATAGAATACAGGAAAACGGGTCCAGATCAACCGATAGTGGACAGTTTGTCAAAGTGTCCACTAGTGCTAGCAAGGGATCTCAGGGTAACATAAACTGATTTTCTTGTATTTTAACCTGAGATGGGCATCAGATCGTCCCCGACAATCAAACTATAGAAAAAACAGTTTATTTGTTCCACAGGTGCTCTGTTTTCATTGCGATCCAACCAAGACCACAAATTGCTGCGACAGGTACAATAATCCACCAGAACTCCATGATCAACCAAGTTGCAAAAACTATGCAACCAAGTATAAACCAACCTCCCATATCTCCAGCATCAGAGAGTAGAGAACCTCCATCCGAAACTTGTCTCAAATTGATGATTTGTTGAACATCACCATGCTTTGCATAGATTTGTTGTTCAGCACCACTAAAAGATGCTGCTTCAACTGTTGTTGTAATTTGTCCAACTCTTGAGTTTACAAATACATTTGCTTTCCAAGTTGCCATCAATCAATCCTCCCAATGTTCATAAGACCATTTGTTATTTGTCACAGAGTAGTATACATCTTTGATGCCACAATCTCTGAGATATGCCTCACAAACTGGGCAAGGTCTTGCCATTCTTAATTCATCCTGATTGTGTCCACCCAAACGTGCAACGACGATCTTATCTCCTTCCTCTTTTGCTTTAATTAAGGCAGACAATTCTGCATGAAGATAGATCTTACAAGGTCTTCCCACTTTCTGCGCCCAATGTGCTTGAGTTGGATGAGTTTTCTTCTCATTGTTGGTAGCACAAGTGATAACCCTGTTCTTTTTGAGTAACACAGCACCAACCTTCTTTTTAGATGGTGATGATGCTGCGATCTCAGTTGCAAGTTTGAATAGACTTTCCATCAGCAATCCGACGACGAAAGTTCATCATCACTATTATTCCAGAAATCTTCCCAGTCTGCACCATTTGCTTCTGTGACTGCATTTAACTTATCAAGCAGCATTGAACACTTTTTCTCATATCTTGCAAAGTATTCATGACTACCACGGACCTCTGCAATAATATCATCAAACAGTTCTTCCATTGATGTTTCTTCGTCTGAAATATAGTCAAAGATGACATCATTTAGACGTTCACGACGTTGTTGAGCGTAAGTCATTGAATTGTAGTCCATAGGTGTTTGAATGGTAGGATAACACATTGTAATTTAGCAAGCAAGAGCACCTTCAGGGATAACTTCTTTCTTTCCGAAGTTATCATCCCAACTGCGAGTATTATAGCAGACCCATTCACCATTGCGGTAAATGTATCCATACTCTTCACCATCTTCGATGAATTGTTTTACATTCTTATCAAGACGAGGAGGACAATCCTCACCACGTTGTGCATAGTATTGTGGACCATATTCTTCTGCTTCTTTATTCTCAATCACATATGGAGCAAGTTGCTTACCAGTCCAACGATCTTTTGTCCAGACAGATGAACAATCACCACCATCAATCAGTTCAGAAACTTTCTCTTTGGTGTTGTAATGTGTGTTCAGGATGCGACCAGTCCAGGAAGGATAACCATCCCAATGTTGATAGATTGACAGGATAGAATCGTCTGCGAGTTGAATACCAATGCGAGAACGAGTGCCCATGATGAAGAAGAATTAGATGAAAATGTGAGAGTGAAGATCACTCAAAAGATGGAATCTTTGCTTTTGCTTCTGCTGCATACTTTTCAGCATAAACACCAGCAATCCACTCAGTTTCGAGTTGTGTTGGTTGATCACCGTATCCAATTTGTGGACCGTTATCAGTCTTCCGACCGACCCACATACGTTGACGTGTCTTAACGCAGGATGCTTGAGAGAGAATCATTGTGTGTCCCTTTGACTTCTATAGTATAAGGCACAGAGAGGCACCTACAAGGGTCTCTGTGCCACTTGTTTCACCGTCCAGGTGTCTGCCACCGTTTGGGCATGTTAAAGTTGTTCATGGAGAAAATCTCACGGTCTACAAGTTTAACAATTTGACCAGATTCATCAGCAATAGTGAACCCTTCCTGCTTGATTTGCAGAGAACCAATGAAAGATTTGGGACAGTTTGTGATCTTGAGACTATCCATCAGATCCTCTTTCATCTCGATCACAGTGAGATAAAGACCAGCAAGTCTGGGACAATCAAACACCAGCGTCAGCAATTCATAGGTGAGTTCTTTACCCTCACGGATGAAAGCATTGATGATTTTCTTACAGCAATCTGCTGTACGTTTGTCCAGAAAATTGACATCAGTGGTGTCAATCTGTGGTGTTTCAGGACTTCTCATCCAATCAACACAAGGTTGCACCCACTTGACTTTCTGATTATCATCAAAATGCTCTTTAAGTGGAGATGCTACAGCATCACGCAGATCATTCTCTGCAAAGTATTCTGTATGAGGTGCAACAATGAACTTTTGAGTTACAACTTCTGGAAACTCATAAGTGATAGTATTCTGAGTGAAGATAGTTCCTGCACCCCAACCCAAGAAATCACCTTGGAAAATCCTATCAGTGCGAGGAAGGAAGTTGTAAGCAAGATGCAAAATCTCTGCCATCTCATCCTCATAGAAGAAGTCAATCTCCTCATGAGAGTGAGCAATACGGATCTTTTTCTTATTGAAAACTGCTTTATTGCCAACAAAGAATGTGCCAGTGGCAGGATCTTTGCCCCAAACAATAGCAATACCATCCATCTTCACACTAGCATGTGTGAAATTGTAGAGTAGATTGATGGCAGAAAGATCACCAGTCAGAATGGTGTCTTCAGGATGCTCTTGATGTTTGTTTTGCATGTTTTCTTGTGACTGAAGTCAGTATAGGGCAGAGTGAGGGCAGAGTCAGGGCAGAGTGGGCACCTTGTCAACTGTCACATCTTGATCATTGCTTCGATAATAGTTGATGTTAAATGTGTTCCCCAATGAAGAAACCAGACGAATGATGATACAAACAGCAGTTTTTCTTTAGAAGTCAAGATAACCCTCGATTGCTTTGTTGATAGCCTTAGACAAAGATGTGGGTGGTTCAATGACATCAAAGTCACCCAGATCACACTCGTAATAGTCACCGAGTTTGAGTTCAATCATAGCACCGTCAGCACCATCAGTGTAGAGAGATCGTGCTTTCTCGTCATCAACAATCACCACACGACGTGCAGTAAGATCAATCACCATCATGTAGTCGAAAGTTTTCAGTTGCTTGAAATCTTCGACAGTCTTCTTCTCACTCAGGAAAGACTTGACCTTAAACTTTTTAGTGGCATGAATGTCCTTACGTTTGTAGAACAAATTCTTACCCATCTTCAGTTCTACTTTCTTATCACCGAAGAGAAAATCATATCCAGTTTGATCAACACGTTCAAGATCTGAGAACTTTGCGATTGCTTTTTCTACAGCAGTTGCACGGGCAAAGTTATCAGCATTGGAAGAGAATCCTTTGTCATTGTAGAGAGAATCAACCACACCGAAGATCTTACCCCAGTCAGTTTTTGTTTCCAGAGAATCAATCAGGTGCATCGTTTTGTTTGGAGAAAGTTTTTTCGGTGATAGACTGCATGTCACTCAGAGACTGTAATTCTTTGAGATGCCATGATGTGAGGTTTGCGATGGCATGGTTCATACAGTGCTGAAGAACCTCTGCCCCATCATCATACTCACATAGTTCACAGAATGTGTCTGTAAACCACTTTTCGTATTCTTTCTTAACCTTGTCAGGAGTTTGCAAGGTCTTCTACCATTTGAATGTTGGCATATGTTTCAGAATATGCTAGATCCCACAATTCAGTAAGAATTGCATCATATTCTTTGTAACTTTCCCCATCAACGATACTGTTCACCTGTTGTTTGCGAACAGCATCGAAGACAAGTTTCCATTGATGATGATTAAGTTTCATTTTTTTCCTCATTTCATATACAGATAACCACCTGCCCAATCTGCATTGGCAAGCAACCATTCACGGTCACTAATGATGCAAAGATTGAAACGAATACCTTTTGCGGGTGCTTTGAATGATGCTGCTTTGTAAACATCACCAGTCTTTTTATCAACAAAGGCGTGAACACTACGGGAACCAGCACCAGTCTCCATGATGATTTTGTGATACTTACGTCCACTCTCAATGTAGAACTTGTAGTCATCAGACCTACGATTGTTCTTACCTTTGAAGTTATCAAGCAACGCATCACACAGCATCAAAGTGTACTTACGCACGTTCAATTCAATCGTGTTCCGTGCATCTTGCGTTGCAACGTAGTCAGAAAATGTCTGAGTGGTCATGCCGTTGTTCCTTTGACTCTTTTAATATACATGATTTTTAGTGCCATGGGGAGAATGGTGGACACTCTCTCAACTGTCACGACCACTGCATGTGATAAATTTTGTGACAGCATATCTTTCATGTTCGATCACATCTGTCACACTGTGTTGTACCCATCCAGGAAAAAGAACCGTTTGATTGTTTTTTGTCTCAATCTCTAAATCATATCTTGGGAAGTATAAGTTTCCACCACTGTCTTCCTCACGACAAAATGTACTGCTGGTGATAACATTAACCCAGTAGTCTGAGTGAGGATCATATCCATCACCAGGAACATATCTTCTGACCTTGGTAAAGTCTTCATTAGAATGTTTATATGTCTTCCAGTATTCATCATGATCAACCAAATCATCAATAAATTCTTGATTATTAAAGAAAAAATTATGAGTTATGTTTAGAATATCAGAAACATCACGTTGTCTATAGAGTGAATCTAATGACATACCTTGCGATCCTGTCAGATATGTTCCATCTTCCATTTTAGCACCACCATAACCATCTGGACCATTTAATTTGTCGAGAAGAAATGTCAATTCTCTCCAAATTAGTTCCAATTCACCTTCATTAAAGGTATCTTTTATGATGACATGTAAAAATGGTTCATTGAAAATCTGATAGTCCATCTTCTTGCTCCTTCATCAATTCTTGCATGGTGTCCATAAACTCATCTGCTGTTGTGAGATTATCCACAGCATGAATCATTTCACCCAATGCTTTAACAACAAAAGGTTTTTCGTTTCTTGCAGCAAATGCCAATGCCTCACGCAAATGTGCTTGAGCAGAGTCTAGTTCGTCTTTAACTTGATCAGATAGTGCCATTAGTTTTTCTTTCCTGTGTAGTTTCTATTTACATCATCCCAATAAAAATTGGGAAGTCTTTTATCATCTGCGTCTGATGAATACAGACCCCATCCAGTTGCAATATACTTATCACAGGAATAAACAGCATTTCCACGATGAACGTGAGTATAAAATGCTGGCCAAATTAACATCGTTCCTGCCTTTGGTTGTACTCTACGACCTTGCCAAAGAAACTCAGTTTCACCTTCACCTTCGGGAATGTCATTCAAATATAACATCCAAACAGAAGATCTGTCAACAACACTTAAATCATTTGTCTCACAATGCCAGTCATGAAATCCACCTCTTGGTGGAGTTTTCTGAAGTTTTACATCTTCAAAGTGCATCTTAATATGAGGTAGAACCCAATACTTTTCAACATAATAATCCCAACAATGTTCAACTACTTGTCTAATAAGGTTTGCACAAGGATCGTCAAAATCCAAGTACCATTGATAATCATGACGACCAAGATGAAAACATTCACCTTCATCACATCCTAATCCTGTTTTTATTTTAGAATCAGGATCATCAGGATGCTTGTAGTTATCTTCAAAGTATTGAATAATACGATCACATGTCTGTTTATCTAAAACATCTGGATATACATCAATAAAGTCATTATGCTTCATACAACCCAAGTGATGATAGAATATCTAGTTCCTTCAGTTACAGGCATAATCTCATGTGGATACATGAAATTGGATGGGAAAACTAATACATCACCAGCACCGAGTTTGTATACCAATTCACGATTGAATAGTGCGACTTCACCACCTTCATAACCATCATTCATTGACATAATGACAGTCAATGCTCTAGGTTGCTCCTTAAAAGAATCACTGTGCTGAATATAAAAGTCACCAACTTCATACTTCAACAGTTCATATCCACTGTCTTCTTGAATCTCCAAATCAAATTCTGGATGCCGTTCTTGATATTGAGCAATAATATCTTTTACGATACCAAAGAGATAATTATCCATCTCTCTTCTATCTTGTTCATTTGCCTCTTCAATTACACCTTGATCAGAAATAGGAATGAACTCACACTTTCTTGCTCCAGGATCATGCCCACTACCAGTTAGTGTCTTCTCCCAGTAATTAGTTGGTGCATATTCTTCTAGGAGTTTATCACAAAAATCTGGATCAATAAATTCACTTTCATGCCAGATAAAATGTTCCAAACCCAAAGAACTTAAGTTTTTCACTTTCGTTTGAATTTCTGGTGTTTCTTTCTTCTTCAGAAACTTTTCATACTTACTATTTGCTACAACGACATTATCAAAGTCAACGTAACCTTCATTTTTATCATCTTCTGGGACAAAATCTATTGAAGACTCTTCAAGTTCTCTATATTTTCTAGGAAGAATTGCTTTAGGACTTGCGTGTTCAAATTTGTTTCTCATTGTTTCATACTCCTTTCTCAGTGCTTCATGATCTTCGATTGCCTCTGTTGGTATTTTATCAAAATAAGTACAACCATATAATCCCCTACTTCTCACATAATGTAGAAAGATTTGTGCATAATGTTCACCTTCAAATTTAGTTCTCCAATGTGGAGCAATACAACCCAAGTATAACATAGCGTCACCAGGATTTAAGGTGACGCATTTCTTTTCTTTTTCTGGTGTCTCAATCCAAATTGCCCATGGTTTATCACCACCAAGATGCACCGTCATTGATATTTCACAAGAGGGACGATCTGTGTGCCTTGCGAGAACACTATCTTGATGATATATCCTAGAATAAGTGTATGTTGGTAGAACAGTTTCACCAATAAGTTCACTAACTTCACTAGTTTTATTACATAACAACTCTACAGCAGGATGAAACATAAAACATGACGCAGAGTTTGGTGCTTGTTCATCACCATCAAACTCAAACTGTGCGTCTGTTATGATAAACTCTTTTTCTAGTCTTTTAGCATAATCTAGATCAATAAAACCAGGAACAACCATATAGTTGTTCTTCAATAATTCAAGTTTCATATGTCATCACTTATCGTTTTTGTCTAGAACTTCTTTCAGTGCAGCAAACCATTTAACTGCCTTATCTAAAGGTATTTCAGTTCCATCTCCTCGTTCTTGATCTGTAAGAGTAGAGTATAGTTTTTCTGGATCAATCTCATCCATCATTGACAAAATGTCATTGACTGAATACTCTTGACCACTCTCAAGTTCTTGTCTTTCTAGACTTTCACCTGCAAGTTTAGATAGTTCAGTAGGATCAGTGTTTTCTGCCTTATATGAGTCAAGAAGTCTTGCTCTTTGAGTTTCCCTATACTCCAATTCTGCTCTTTCAAATTCTCTTTCTAGTGCATCATCAAGTTCATCATATGTCTGCTCATTGTCCATCTTTTGAAGAACCTCTTCATGTGCTCTCATAACAATGTTCATCTGATTGTCAACTTCTGATTTCATTAGTTTCTTTTCATATTCAAGTTCGAGAAGCATCTTTTCTCTTTCAGCATTAACTTGTTCTACTGCATATTGTGCTTCTTTCCAACCTGCTTCAACTGCTTGTTTTTGCATCTCAAGTTCTAACTTAGAAATTTCAAGTTCTTCATCATCAAGCATCCTTGTTTTTTCAAGAACTTCTTCTCTTCGGGCCCTTTCTTTATCCTCTAGAAGAATACTCTTTTCACTATCTTCAATTTCACGATCTACTTTATCACGTTCCATTTGAAGTAATTCATTATACTGCTTTCTCTCTTCAATAAATGCTTCCTTCTCTTTCTCAAAGTCATGATATAGATCATCATACTTTTTAGAAAGTTCTAGAGATTTAGCAGCAAAAAATTCATCAGCTTTTGTTGCTTCGAGTCCTACTCTTTCTGCTTCTCTTGCTGTTTTTTCTCTTTCAAGTTCTAATCTAGCAGTGTGTTGCTCATAAATTTTTGCTTGCTCTGCTTTATCTTTTGCAGTATAAAGTTCTTCTCTCTCTTCACGAAGTTCTTTATTTTGTCTCTGAAGATCTTCAATGATAACAAGTTGTGCTTCTTTTTCTAGTTTATCTAGATTCAATTCTTCAATCTGAGCAGCAAGATTTTCTTCCTCTGCTATTGCAGCAGCAAGTTCTTTTTGCTCATAGAGTGTAAGGAAGGAATTAAAATAATCTAGGTATGGTTGAATGATAGAATCAAATTCGTCTTCACCAAAAATTTTATTTGGTACAGGATCTTCTCCAGGAATATCTTCATATTCCAATGAACCTCTACCGTCTTTCCACTGAATTGCATGGATAGTTTCATCATCAAAACCCCAAGGTGCATCATCCTCAAGATCAACAGTCTTACCATCTACAATAATTTTTTTATCTTCTGGGATAATAGAAATTCTCATTGTTGCTCCTCGTCGGACTCGGGTAGTAAGTTTTCTTCTGTATTATCTATACCTTCAATCTGTTCAATGTATTCAGAAACATTAACACCTTGTGCTTCACACATATCAAGATACATGTTACCAACAGCATCTAACATTTGTTGATTACTGTCATTTGCCTTCACCATTTCATTACGGAATGATTCAACAGCAGAACTGGTAGATCTTTGTTGTTGACTATTCTCAATCATTAACATTGGCATCCATTGTATTGCACAAGACCAATGATCTACTGGATTTCCAGTATTAGGATCTGAACCTACAATATGTGTGTACCAAGCACACTTATGTTCAACACAATCCTTTTTAATAAGAGGACACCACTTACCAGATGCTTTAGTCATAAGATGAAATTCAGTGTATTATTTATTATAGCACGATCAATCCAAACTGCAAACAATCACATCGATGTATCGTACTCTCAATGGTGCTAAAGGAACAGTAAATGATGCTGGTGATGCTGTAAATGGATGAGTATGTGCTTGACCACCACCAGTTGGTGATGTTGCTGGTGCATTAGTATTACTTCCTCTAATAGTACCACCAGGAGTTAAAGTTCTTGTGGAAACTCTTATACTTGTTACCTGTGGGTATCTTTGTGTTGTACGATATGCTCTTGGTTGTCTATAAGATGCAGGATTTCTTTGAGAAACTGACACTCTGAATGGAATACTCACTCGGAAAGCATTTCTTTGTCTGAATGAATATCTCACTCTGAATGTTCTTGGTTGCCTCTGTCTAAACTGTCTTCTCTGTCTAGCGTTAAGTGGTACTCTAGTGTTTCTAGGTTGTCTAAATTGTCTTCTCTGTCTAGCAGATCTAGGTTGTCTAACCTGTCTTCTTTGTCTATTTGCACCATTTCTGGGTTGTCTTCTTACTGCTCTTCTTGGGAATCTATCATTCCTTCTTCTTCGTCCACCTCTTCTTCTTGGTTCTCTATCATTATTTCTAATACCAGCACGGAAACTAAATGGAATTGGTCTTCTACTTCTTCCTGTATCAGCACGGAAGCTAAATGGTCCTCTAGATCTTACATCAGCACGGAAACTTCTTGGTTGTCTAAAGGTAAATGGTGCTCTAGATCTTGTATCATATCTAACTCTTTGGTTCCTGGGTTGTCTCTGTCTGAGTGGAACTCTTTGTCTTTGTTCTTGTCTATAATTACGAGGTTGTCTTACACTTACTGGTTGTCTAAAGTTAATAATGACTCTTTGACTTACACTTGCTCTAGTTATTGCCCTGACATTATATCCACGTGGTTGTCTGTTATCTGTTCTAAATGGTGAAGAACCTGCGGATGATGTATATGTACCAGGATTACTTCCAGTATTATGAGTGTGTGCTGGTAGTTGTTGCGTAGTTAATGTTGTATCTCCTACAGTTCCATCAGTTACTGATGTTGCTGGACCACTGGCACCAGTACCATTCCATACTGATGAAAGTGCAAGTGATCCTCCAGAAGATCCTCCAGTTAAAGGAAGAGTATTATCTACAACTCTAAGTGCTTTATCATTGTCAGTAGTATCTTGTGTCCATCCAGTTGGTGCTGATGCTTGATAAAACACCATCACAGAACTTTGAGGAACGATTCCGTAAAAGGAATCTAATATAGTTCCATTACCAAATTCAATACCATCTGCTTGTAAAATTGACATTTATAACCTCACTGGAAACGGCAGAGAATGACATCAATATATTGAACTCTCAGGTCCATAGTTCCACTAAATGGTGATGAAGCACCAGTAAATGGGTGAGTATGTGCTTGACCACCACCAGTTGGTGATGTTGCTGGTGCATTAGTATTTACAGCACGTCCACCAATACCAGGAGATCCTGGACTAACTGTTACTTGAGAACCAGCATTATGTGTGTGTCCAGGAATTTGTTGCGTAGTTAATGTTGTATCTCCCACACTACCAGCAGCAGTTACAGTTCCACTAATTGGTCTAACACTTGTTGGAAAAATGGTGGAAAATGGTTGTCCACCAGGACCAGCAGTTCCACCAGAACCAAATCCTCCACCAGTTCCACTTACAACTCTAAGTGCTTTATTATTATGTGTATTAACTTGCGCCCAACCATTTGGTGCTGATGCCTGATAAAATACTGCTACACTATTTTGAGGAATAATTCCATACTTAGAGTTTAAGATAGTGTTGTCAGAACCAAATTGTATACCACTTGCTTGAAGAATAGACATATTATACCAATTACTAACTACAAATGACGTGTATTATTTATCCAACATTAAATGCAATAGATATTCTCTCTTGATCACTAAAATGTGGTGTCACATAATGACCAACTGTGGATGGCATCAAATATAAACTACCCACTTTAGGTTTGATTACAAATTCACACCAATTCTGAATATCAGCAAATGCAGCATTATGATTTGATGGATCAGATCTAAGAATAGTTAAGTTTCCCTCATTCTCTTCAAGATCATCAGGAATCATTGGATAATAAATTCCAATCACTGTGCAACCAGGATGTGTATGATAGACATTATATCCCATTCCTTTGTTGATGTTAATCCACCAACCAATCTGATCATCACCAACTCTAACCACAGATCCACAATCTTCTAGCATATCATTTGCTAAATCAACTACATTTCTAGCAAGATTTTGAATAGCAGGTGTAACTTCTCTTCTAATTCGTGCCAGTTCATATACTTGACTTTGCCAACCACCACCAAAGTTAGACTTACTAACTCCATTGGGATATTTATCTTTTAGTTCAAAACACTCATCAACAATCTCCTGATTATTAAAGTCTAGATTGTAACCATAAAATGGAGTCGTGAACAGATCAATTTTGTTTCTATTTTCTACATTTAGAGGATAAAAATTATCTTCATTTGGATTTATATCAGGTCTAAATTTATGCTCCATTATTTTAGTGCCCTCGGATTTTTGAAGAAAAATACTTGATTGATTCTAAATTCGGCATCACTATAATGATCTGCAAAATAATTTCTACCAGTTAGATCCATACTGTGATAGTAATATGATCCTTCAAACATCACAAACCGATTGAACTTTGAACGAAATCTAATTATGATTTCCCATAGATTTTTGGGTGTCCATGGGATAGCATGTTCATCTCTCACACCACCATTTTCATCCAAAGGTAGTACATCAGGATCATCAGTAATTTTTGGTTTATATAAATTTGTTCCTATCTCATTTTTCTTCGAGAGATAACAAATACCATTATATCCTCCGTCATGATGAGGCCACCAAAAATGACTATCGTATGGGTTTTGTTTAACTTTAGAAAATCTTGTAAAGTTAGTTACAATCTCATCATCTAATGGATCTTGATCACAAATATCCGCAACCTTATCATACAATGAGCATATACCAGGATGCTTCATCATATGTCTACGATCTTCAAAGTATTTTGTATTGAGAGTTCCTCTACCTAAATCCCATTCTGGTCCTACTTTCCACAGTGGTGGTTCAATCGAAAGCAAATAATTATATACATCATCAGGTCGTTTATAGAAGTCATCCATCCAGTAAATGTTGGATACTTTGTCACCATCAACGAACTCAATGATATTCATATTTGAGAAATCATTAGTCTCAAATAGTGTTGGATCTTTGCTTAAATCTCTCATAAAAATATCTCTCCTATTTTCTTATCATCCAAACAAAAACCAAACACCCATAGTATTCTAGGAGTATTACCTTCAGTTACTGTGACCTCATGATGAACCTCAGACACTTGATAGATCAGAAGATCTGTAGCATCTAGGTCATTATATTCTACACCACCAATGATAGTATGTCCACCCCTATCTGCTTGCTGTGTAATAGCATTAAAGTGGATTGTCTTCGTATCTGGATAGTATGTAGGATCAATGTGATTTTCTATTCTTCCACCAGAATATCCAATACCATTTACAATCCCATGACTATATGATGGTGGACTTTTGTATCCATCCAGATCAAAGTAATTTACAATTCTTTGCCTGACAATGTGTGCAGCATCAGGATAATTTATATGTGGAGCAACTGATTCATTTGGAAATCGAGTTGTAAATCTTGTTCCAGAATTATCAGGGTCCATGTTAGCGTCTTCAAAGAACTCTTGATGGCAGTTATCAAGAGTCCATTGATTCAGTTCTTTTACATCATCTTGAAACAAAAAGTTTCTAAGAACAAATGACTTAGACATCGGTGGTACTATATTCACCAGGTCCTTGAGCATTTTCTTCTGCAAATGTAAAATGCTCGTATTCTGCATTGACATTAAATGAGAGAATAATTCTATCTACATCACTTTGATTTGGTGCAGTGTAGTGCAAAACATATGATGGGAAAAATATCAGTGATCCTTCTCTAATTCCTGGTGGAACAATATTACAAGTTTCAACATCTGCTAGATTAGGATTCATAAAAACAGTTGGTGTATGATGCTTCGGATCAAACTGAATGAAACATACAGCACTGAATCCTTGACATCCATGATTATGAACCTGATGAAACTTAGTGGTTGATGCCTTTTCAAACCATGTAGTGCAAACTTCTACACTACATTCAAATGTATCAGCAAGTGCTTCTAATTCTGATTGGAAAATTTCCATGATGTCTTCATCATAGGCATATCCCGTATCATAATTATGATGATAATCTGTTTCTACATCTAAACTTGTTTTACTTCCTGTAGCAACTTTAAATTTAGATTTATCAGACTTTCTCTTCTCATACATTTCGAGTAGAGCTTTTTTCTTTTCTTCCCAATCCTCCACTTTAAGATGCATAAGAGGAGTAGAAAACATTGGAATTATGTACTCTTCATTTCCTTGTGGTGGTTCACCATAAATTCCGTAATGTGTCATACTATTTCCTTTTTGTCTTCTTGAGGTATCTTTTTTGTAATTTTAACACTGCTGTCAATGCTGTGTCAAACTTACGATATATTTTCCCTGTTGGTTTTCCTTCAATAATGGTGGTGTAGTTTTCTTTCTTACCTGCCATCGGAATCACAACAAAATTTCCATCATCTGAGCAGTATTGATTGCGAAAATCAGGTTCTAATACTGATGAGTTAGTATATGTATACTTCATAGATCACCTCTTGATTGTAGAAACAGCAGCACCACCTTGCTCAAACACAATGTCAACAACAGTTTGGATCTTTTGAGCTGTTTGAATACCAACTTTGTTGTAGGTAGGAACACAAACCAGACCGAAAGACTTGGTATACTGATCAAGTTTACCAGGAATGATGCTGCCATTGCGAAGACCTTCAGCATCATCTTTATGCAGACGGATCACACGTCCGATGGTCTGACTGATACCAATGTAGTCCATGGACCGCATAAAGATCACAGCATTAAGACCAGAAACGTTGATACCTTCAGACAGGATGCTGTGGTGCAGAACAACAAACTTCTTCTCATTGTCTTTGCCCCATGCACTCAAAGTCTCAAAGAAAACCTCACGATTGACCTTGCGACCATCAATCACAGCACCAGTCTTGGCAGTGATATACATGTAAGAATATCCGCGGATCTCTAGTTGGAAAGTAAAGTCAGACTGACCAATCAGGTTGACAATGTTCTTCGTAGACTTGGAGCAGATCAGTGCTTTGTCAGCACCAGTCTCGTCAATAGTCTTGATCAGGTGAGCAGAATCCCGTGCAGGAACATCAGCAAACAGATCAGCATTGTCCAGTTCGTTGACAACAACCTTAGGAGGAATGATGAAACCGTTGTTGATAAGTTCAGGTGCAGGAACCTGACAGATCACATCACCATAGACCTCACGATCATTCATGCCAGGTTTCATCACCGTAGCAGAGTGTTTCGGAGTCGCAGTAAAGAAATAGCAACGATCAGCAGCATTGCTGAAGTGCTCAGTAGCAGGAAAGAAGTTACGGGTGACAGAGTTATGAGATTCATCAAAGTAAATGGTATTGACTTCAATATCTGCCTGCTGAACTTTGTGCAGGGAGTGATAAGTGGTGAAGATAATACAAGAATCACCAGCAGTCCGAGCAACATTAGCAAACATGTGAATTTGGTCTGCTTTGGTGCTGCTGAAGTGGTGAGTTTCACCACTGTGAACGTGCATCACATGGACATTCTTGGTGTCAATCAGTTCCAGAAACTCACTGCAAAGTTGCTCAGCGAGAAGAATACGAGGAGCAACAACAACAGTAGTGGTGCCACTGTTGATTGCATTATGAGTTGTAATAGTATCTTGAATCATGGTGATAGTCTTACCACCACCAGTCGGAACAATAATTTGACCAAGATCATGCTTCAGCATAGCATCACATGCACGTTGCTGATGAGGACGAAGAGAGATGGTCAAGTGGTTTTCGTATCGATGAATATAATATAAAGCACCCTGACCCGAAAGTCAAGGTGCCTGTGACAGTTCTCAAACTGGTCCTATCAGATCATTTTGATCGTCTCTTGTTGTTTGAAATATAATTTTACATATGACTTAAGCATTGTTCGTAGACCCTCAATATCTTCAATCTTATCAATATCCCTCGAAATTTTCTCATATTCAAAGGATTTTGATGGTGTTTGTAATGAAATTTCAGATGGGTCCATGAAAATACTCCTTTACTAGTGTCTTAGAATTATATAGATAAGTCTCAGAGTTGTCAAGAACCTTCCTTTTGATCCCTAACAGAGATATTCTACACATGATTAGGGATCTTGTCAATAGAATCCTCCATCAATCTCAACATTTACAACATTTAGAACATTTTTAACTTCTTCACCAGTGTCAACAGTCCCTGCTTCAAAGATTGTAGTGATTCCAATAGTATTGTCTATGTTAATGTAGAGATTTGATAGTTCTAACTCTGATGGAAGTCCTTGAGGTAGGACATAACGATCTCTTCCAACTTCACCAGTTCCAGGATCGATTTCTACATCTGTGCGAATTGCAACTCTTCCTTCAGATTGATCATAGAAAATACCAGCATACCTATGAGTTGAGAGACCAACATCATAACGTGCCATCAAAATACCAGCATCGCCAGTATTTCCTGCTGCTACATTAGGTGGAATAAGTGTACCTTCATTGAGTGGATCTTCAATGAGACCAAGTGTCAGAAGATTATCTCTAATGTTGACATCTTGAACATTTAGTCTTGCCTCAAGACCATTAAAGAATGCACTGTTAGCAGTTAGATCACTCGTAATTCCAACATCACCAGTTCCACCTTCCATTTCAATACAGATAGTTCCATCACCAGCACGCATTGTGCCTGTACCTACCTGTAAATCACCACTAACAGTTGTTTTTACATCACTATCCAATGTGATGTTTGGTTGACCATCACTTGAACGGATTTCATTATCACCTACTTGAATTGCACCAGCAAATATAGTATTATTATTTGCAATCATGGTGATATTCGTATCACCAGTACCTGCTTGAATATCATTACCTTCAACTCTAATATCACCAGTGAAACTTGTTAGTTCTTGATTATCAAGCATCAAGATATTAACACTGCCATCTGATGATAGGATTTCATTTCCACGAATTTCAATATCACCATAGAAAATAGTTTTACTATCACCAACCATTGTGATGTTAGTGATACCAAATCCAGTCTGAATATCATTACCACCAACGATTAGATCACCTTCTGTTTGAGTAAATGTTCCAGCTAATCCAACAGTAATTGCTGTAAATCCATCGGATGATTGAATGACATTCTTGCCAAGTCTTAAGAAACCAGTAAGTTCAGTGATATTATTTCTGAGAGTAGCAATACCAAGATCATTAGCACCGATAAGAACATTTGGTGCCTGTTTGAAGAGTTGTGCATTTAGTGGTGTATCTGCAATATCAATATCATTTTGATCACACTTGATGTGAGTACCACCAATTTGAACAAATCCTGCAAATGCTGTAGATGTTGTGCTATCAAGAGTGATATTTACTTGCCTATCACTTGCTTTAATTTCATTTTGTGATAGAATTAGTCTGCTAACTTCTGTATCTTCACTTCTTATGGAAGTGATAGATCCTGCTTGCTGACCCAGACCTATGTCAATATGTTGTGCAGATGAAGCAACGTTTAGATATGATACTCCATAATTGAGTAAATCAAATCTTAAATCAGGTTCTGCCTCTGTTGCATTGATTGCAGTACCAAGAACATTCAGATTGTTAGATACAAATAGACTTGTACTAAACGCATCTAAGTAGAAACCTTGATTGACGAATAATCTTCCTCCAGCATCAGTCTGAGAGATACCAGCATTTGCCATTGCTGGATAGAAGAACTCAGGATTTGTACTGTTACTTTGATTTTGTTCATAAAGATCTACGTTGTTTGCTTGGAAAGCAGTAGCAACGAATGCATTGTTAAATGTATCACTAATGATGTTTACAACACCTTGGAATGTTGCAATTCCAGAGAAGAAGAAAGCACCTTGGGCATCAATACTTTGAAAGTTTGCTTTACCAAGACCAACATCTAGGTAAATTTCATCTGGATCAGTTCCACCATCTCCAGCAACACTTAAGAACGCAATAGTAGCACCATTTCCAACATTTACATTTTCAAATTCTGCTATACTATCTGATCCAAGAGGACCAACGAATAAATTATGAAAATAACCGTTCTCCCAACGTGAAGTATCTTTACCAACATTATTGTGAGGTCTACCTTCAGCATATGATGGAAGTATATCGGTGAATGTGCAGGCATTAGTGTCAACCTGAGTGAGTCCATCATTAAAACTAGCATCATATCTAGGATCAGCATCACTAATTCCGATAGAAACTAAAGAAGCTTTTATATCAATAGGAGAATAAATCTCGTTCTGTGGTGTAAACTCATTGGAATCAAATCCAAGATTTATTGAGTGACCAACAGTAAGTGATAGACCGATACCTGTATTTGCATCAACCTGAAGACCACCATTTGTGTAAATTGCTGGTTGCCCTAGTTCATCAGTTTCACCAGACTTATTCTGGAAGTCTGGATTAAGAACTCTAAATGAAGCACCGATACTTGCACTATTTGCTTTAACAATATCAATTCCTTCAACAACAGTTACTCTGTCATAGAAGAGTGACTTTGGAACAACAACAAATTCAGTTCCAAGTCCAGTTTCACCACCATTTGTTGGATCTGTAAGTAAAGGATCACCACCATTGAAGTGAACTCTACCTGCAACATATAGTGCTACATCTTTTTGAGGATCTCCAGCACCTTGATTATCAATAACAACTAAACCATGTACCGAACTATCATCATCGGCAGATCCTATTGGTGTACCACCAGGACCAGTAACTGCAATACCAATGTTAGCATTAGTTCCAGTTGAACCGTTTTGTGATCCATTGATAGTAACAGTTTCTTGACCAACATATACTGTTCCAAATCCAGTATCACGGGCAAGTGTTGTAACACCAACTACTACAAGATCCCTAGTTGTTGTTAGTCCACCTACGTTTAACTTAGGGAATGTAGCACCAAAACCAGTGATAGAAGCACTAGATCCATTATCAACGTTTAAGTTTCCTTCAATATAAACATCATCCAGCAAATAAGACTCGTTAAAGTTGATTAGTGAGTCGTTGGCATTAGAACCTCTTGACGTTCGTTCTGTTAGATAATCACCGACCGTACTACCGATACCAACACCACCTAGCATGACTAGGGATGTTGTCAGTCCTATATTTTGGTTTGCATCTCTGACTTCAACGAAAGACGCAAATTGAGATAGTTCTCTACTATTTCTAGTCATCTACTATTCCCTAGCTAGGTGGATCTCTTAAGAGTATTTAGTTTCTCACAATCTCCTATTTATCCCAAGGTAAGTGTTGTAGATAAAGATCCAACAGTAATGACTAAATCATTTCCAACAACGTTTAAAGAAACTGCTGTACCAATTCCATTAGTGCTAATACCACCAGTTACTAAAATATCACCAGTTACATCTAATGCTTGCTGCGGTTGAGTGCTACCGACACCTACAGAATATCCAGTACCAACAATAATATCCGATTGAACTTTACCTCCAATCGAAACATCTGTACTAATCGCAACAGTGTTTGCGTTTAGATTTAGATTAGTAGGACTTGTTAGATTTGGTATTCCAGAAGAACCAATAAGTTCTATCTTCTTTACACCAAAATTCTTATCTGCCATGAGTCTTTTTTAGTTATTTATGAGTATGATATGTTTATTCCTTCAAAACTCAAAGATGCATTATCAACAAAACGAACTTTTTGTAAGTCATAATGTCTTCTAATTTGATCACTAGTTAAGAACTGATTATAAAGACGAACAGCACCATATCTAGCATTTAATCTATAATTACTAGCAAAAGGACTGTCAGCAAATCTTCCTATAGCTATCTCAGCAGTGCTTCCATATAATGAAGATGCTGGTGTATGAATAAAATCTTGGACACCATTCAAATACATTCTAATATCAGTTCCATCATAAGTAATTGCGACTTGACTCCATTCATTTAGAGGAATTGAAGTTGGTGCGGATGAGAGATCAACTGCGGAACTTCTTGATGAAGAAGTCCAATACACCATGTCTTGTTGATTATTTGGAGCATCACCTATTCTCCATTGCCATCCTTGCCCATCACCAATACCAACATCTTGACATACAACCTGCCCATATCCACCACCATTAGCATTTCCTAAAAGATAAATCCATGCTTCTATTGCAAATGAACCACCAGTTATGTTTAGACCAGCAGAAAGTTCAAGACCACCTTGATTAGAAAATTCTATTGGTCCTTGAAACATCTGATATGATACTCCATTATATGAATTATCATTATATAAAGTTGGTAGATTATCACTGCCACTTAAATCAGTAGTAAATCCAGATGGACCATCAAGATGCATTACAAGTCCAGTTGTAGTTATACCAGTAAGTGATCGGTCAATACTATATTGATCATCCGAAAGACTTAGAGATGAATCATTATCACTAGCATAAGGATTGTAAGTAACTTTTGGTTCAGCACCTCTTAAGTTATAAACACCAGTCCAATATGCAGTAGTTGTATCATCGTTCTCTTGATCAAGGAAACCATCTCCAACTGTGGTGCTACTAGTTGTTTCTAAAAGAGTTGATCCATGATCTCTCAACCAATTATGAACTGCTCTAGAATCAGCAGTTGGGTTTGCTTCTAAAAACAGTGCAACTAAACCACATGCAACTGGAGATGCAGCAGAAGTTCCATTGAAAGAAGCATCATAAAATCTAGAATCATCATATCTTTCATAATCATCATATCCACCATTAGAGAAAACTCCACCAGCAGCCAAAGTTTCATCAGCAGGTGCCCAGATGTCAACACCAGGACCATTATTTGAATATGATGCTTGATATTCTGCACCAGCAGTTGTTAATGTATCTTCTAATGCACCAACGGCAACAACAGGATGAAAATCTTTTGACTCATCAAATCCAATACCTGTTGGATGAAGGAAATCTCTATGATTGGTTGGGACAGTTCCTATAGGAAATTCATCTCTAGGATCAGTACTGTCGAACCAATCATCATCCATATAGTTTAAACGATCAGGGTCATCTTTACCAATACCAAGTCTTTGGTTATTATTACCTGCTGAAGTAACATAAATGACACCTTCTAACATCATTTCATTACCAGCAGCTTCAGTCGAATTAGAACGTGAGGAAGTTGACCAAGATCTGTACGCACCACTAATTTGATTATTAAGACCATCTTTCATCGCAGTAACTTGATCTGTTACTGATGCATTTCCAATAAATGAACCTGTCGTTCCTCTAAACTTATAATTTACGGTATCAGTAGATTGAAATCCCGCTTGATATCCCCAACTTCCATTGATAACGGTGGGATTCTTTTTACCAGTTTCCGAATTAACTGGTTTTAAACGATGCCATATTTTCATTGCATCATAATTTGTTCCTGGTGACATGCTAACATTGTCACTAATACCAGGCATATTCCAGATATTTGCTTCAAAAGCATTACCAAAGTTTTTACCTGCTGCTAATGATGCACAAGCAGTTCCATGTCCACTTGTTAAACTATTAGTTCCATCTAAAGATGCACCCATAGATCTTGCTTCAGTATAGTTTGATGATACTGAAATAGTTCCTTCTGATTGAAACTGTGCAGATCTGTTAGAACTATTTGTCCACCATCCTCTAGATTCTGCTTCTCTTCCTGTTACTCTACCGTCTGCTCTTGTAGTTGTATATCCATTAGAAATAAAGTAATCGGGATCAATATGATATGGACCATCAAGAATAATATCTCTTACTCTTGACTGACCATTTGCATCCATAAACTCTGGATGATACTGTAAAACTCCAGAATCCTGAATAACAACATCTACATTTTTTCCAGTAAGAGTATATGAAACATCACCTAGTTGAGACGCAACAGTGCCACTATTATCTGAGAAAAATGTACCACTTTTCCTAACAGTTGGTCTTGCTACACCATAAGTAGATCTATCTAGTTCGGCAGAAGTGGGACTAGTTGCAGGTATACCTGCAGAAAGTACATCACGATAAAACTTTACGTTCTTCTTAAATCTTTTTGTAGCAGGTTGTGGTTTTGGATATGAATCTGGATTATCAACTGGTGATAATTCTATCCATTTAACATGAGGATGGGCAGCAATCTCTGCTGCCTCCTCTTCGGTTAATTCATAAGTTCCACGAACAGCACTATGATCTTTAGAATCAGTACATGTAACTTGTCTATCAGGAATACCATCTTGATTAGAATCAACAATTAACGCATCATGAATCTCAGACCAATATTCTGGACTTGTAACGGCTAATTCGTATCTCTTCATCAGATCATTGTCTCCCTAGTGTATCTATAAGTAATAGTTCCATTTACTCCAGTTTCAGGTGTCCACTCAAGTTCTACATTACCAGATCTGACTGTTGCACCCACAGAAACTAGAAGATCATTATTGAACATGATTGCATATTCTTGAGCATATGCATTTGTTCCATCATCCATGACAAGAACTTTCTGTGATTGAATACCACTTGAATGTGAGAAGTATAGTGTATATTCTGCAGTCACAAAATCATTTCTACCGTATGTATTCGCAGTGTATGCAACACCCGCAGAAGCAGTAAATGTTCCTGATTCTGCAGTTGCAGAAGAAATTCCAGATACATTTACTGCACCAGTTACATTAATACCAGCAGCAGTGGTTTCAAACTTCTGATCAAGAATACCACCCGCAGTAGCAGGATGATAGAGTTTACATGAACCTTGATAAAAGAGTAGATAATAATCTGTATTGTCATCAAGAAGAGAATATGTTGCTGATCTTAAATCAATAGAGTTTGATGAATTGTCATCATTATAAATTTTTAATTGATTTGCATTTCCACTAATTGTTGCGGTGCTTGTAGCACTAGTCTGAATTTCAATACAACCACCAGAAGCAGGATTAGATGCCGCAGTAGTAAATTTAAGTTGATCACCTTGTGAAGTGAAAGTAAGATTTCCTCCATTTACAGTGATATCATCTTGGAATGTAGAAAGACCAGAGACATTCAGAGTATCAGCATTTAAGTTTGCAGTATTGATTCCAGAAGTTACAGTAACAACACCTGCAGATGCAGAAGTTACAGAAAGACCAGAACCAAAGTTAATTGTTCCTGCAGTACCTACAAGACTATCATTATCCTCAATGATGACTTCGGTGCCACCACCTCCACCTCCACTAGAGATGAGAGTTGCAGTGATACCAGTAATTCTTCCATCGGCAACAGTAATCTGTGGTGATACAGTAGAACCACCATAGGTTCCATCTACAACATCAACCGTTCCAGTCAGACCAATACCTGATCCAGAGAATGATGTGGCAGTTGCAATACCAGTAATAGTTACACCAGCACCAGTAGTTTCAAACTTCTTAGAGTCATCATAATAGAGTTCTACATTGCCATCTTCTCTTGCAATAATTGCGTTTTCACCAGCTTTTGGTTGAATAAAGATTCTATTCGTACCAGCTGCGTTAGTGTCTCTAATGTATAATTCACCTATAACATTGTCAATGTAACCATTGGAACCATCATGATAGATTTCAAAATCATTAACTGCACCAAAGGTTAATTTATTATTATAACCAAGAGAAACATCATCATAGAAAGTAGAAACACCAGTTACTTGTAATGTATCAGTCGCAGTGTTACCAGTTACATCAATACCTCTATCAGTAGTTTCAAACTTCTTAGAGTTGTTATAGAAGAGACTTACACCAGCACCCACTCTGAAGGATGCCATCTCTCTATCTACTCCATATTGTCCAATCGAGACATATGGGTTTGCATCAATGTTGAGACCACCATCACCTTGATCTTGGATGTAACTATTTGTACCATCAAAGTAAATTCTTAGGTCATTACCTGCACCAAAGATTAATTGATCATTATTTCCAAATTGAACATTTCTTTCAAAGTTTACAGACTCTGTAAATGTAGAAACTCCAGTTACTTGTAATCCACGTGTACTAGTAACACCAGCAACAGACAGTTGATTAGTAGATGGATTATATTGTAATTTCTCTCTTAGATCGTATCTTGCATATGTATGACCACCTTGAGTTGGATCAAGGAACATTGCAAGTGTATAATCATTACTATCAACAACACCAGCGGTATAAATTTTATGCTGACCAACTAAGTCACCATCAAATCCAGGTGCTGTAATAATACCACTATATCTTGCATCACCTCTGGAAGACAATGTTAATGCTGTTCCAATTCTAATTTCATCTAATCTTCCATCAAGTGTAATACTTGAAGTTCCTATTGTTAAGATGCCAGTTACTCTTGCATCACCATTGACCCATAGTTGTGTTCCAGCAGCACCTACAGAACCAATTTCTGTTTGGAATCTTGGATTTGTTGTACCAAGACCAACAGCAGCAGTATCGGTGAAAATACCAACAGAAGCATCATTATTTACTTTACCAAATAATCCTGCAACGTTTGCTCCACCACCTAATCCAACACCATATCCAGTGATATTGAGTGTAGAGATGCCAGTGATATTAGAACCATCACCATGGAATTCTGTTGCGGTAATGACACCTACACCCGCAATACCTCTATTGTTTAGATCTAAGTATCCACCAAGTTGTGGTGATGGATCACTAACAACATCAGTTAGACCACCAGAATCAATGTATGCTGTAACCAGACCTGATGTTCCATCTAATGTAACACCTAGACCAACGAAGTCGAGGATTTGAATTCTTCCAGCAGTTCCACTATCAATACCTGCCTTTCTAACAGAAACACCAAGGATACCAGTGTTTCCTGCTCCTACACCAGCAGCACCATGGGCAATAATCTCAATTTCTTCTCCACCAAATGCAGCAGCAAAGAGTGTGATTGATCCACCACCTGCATTGATGACATAATCACCCTCGGTGAGTTTTACACCATCGATGAATACACTTGTCAGTGCAGTTTCAGTTAGTAAAAATGATGGAAAATTTCCTGTAGCAGGAACTCTTGTTTGTCCTGCAGTAAGTGTAATTCTTTCTTGTTGTCTAGAGATAGGAAATGATTCCCATCTCCACTTATCTCCAGTTGATTGTAAATATTGACCACTTACACCACTAGTTCCACCACTTGACACTGGTGAAAACAATCCACCATCAATAGAAGCATCACCAATAACATCTAATTCAAACTCAGGTGTTCCTGAGTTAATACCAACACGATTAGTTTCATCATTAGCATATAACAAGGTGTCCGCAACTTCAAGACCGTTGCGAACGACAAAATTCTTGTTAATTCCCATTGATACTCCTGGGGTTCACTATCCCCCCGATTTTTTACTAGTTCTATTTATACTTCGGATATGCATTACCACAGTTGTCAGTTACACCAGTTGCTTTAGTTCCTGTGCCAAGTGCAGCAACAATAGCATTATAGAGAGAACCTAATGTTGGATAATTTTGTGGTTTGTCTTTAAAGTTATTATACCAATTTGTCATTTGAGATTGAGTTGCTGGATAGTTTCTCTTGTCCCAAAATGCTCTGTTAATTCTCTTGAACACATCAGTTTTATTATATTTGGTGTACTGAATAGTATAAACGATTGCGACAGCACCAGCACCACCATCACCTCCACCATTACCACATCCACCACCAGATCCACCACCACCCCATTGGTTTCCTCTAGCACCTTCTTGTGTTCCTTTCTCTTGTCTGTTGCTTCCACTACAGTTTCCATTGAACTGTGATCCTTGTCCTGGTCCACCTTGACTACACCGTTGAGATCCAGGATCTGCTACACCATTTTGACATTCATTTGAACTGTTTTCTGGTTCACTAGCATATATTCTGCCAGCACCTCCACCATGACCACCTTCATCACCTCTTCTCCCTGAACCTTGGCCACCATTTCCACCAAACCATGAGGTAGGTTGTCCAGGTAGACCACCTGCACCTTTTCCACCTACACCACCATTTTTTTCATCACCAGCTTCACCACCTTCAGAACGTATTCTTTGGGAGATATTTTTACCTTTAATTTCAACCCAAGAATCTTGACCACTTCCACCAGGATATGGTCTTTCTTTATCATCCCACTGTCCTGCAGTAGTTGCTCCTTTACCTCCTCTACCAGCAAAGAATTTAATTACATCACCACCTTCTGCATTATTCCATTCAATTTTGAAGGCACCACCGCCTCCTCCACCACCAGCACCCTCATCACTGGTATTCTGTTTACCACCTCCACCACCACCAGCAATTCCTTTTGCTTCTACGGTAGAAGTTCCAGTTGGTAAAGTAAATGTGCTATTTTGTTCTCTATCATTAGCAAATCTATCAATAGTACCCTTAGTAACTTTTTCTCTATTTCCACCAGTAGTTCCAGAGCATCCACTAACACCAATCACACCTTGTCTATTACCACCAACACCATTGGTAGATTTAAATTGTCTAGTTTTTAAAGTACAACCACCGAGACTGAATGTACCATTTGAAACTGTACAATCTAATGTTTTTACTTTAAATGTTCTCTGAACACCACCAATATTCATTGTGGCTGTTTTTTGGGTGTTGAAAGAATTAGATGCATTCATCTTAATTCTTAAACTACTACAAGAAGTACCGTTCTTCACTCCAGATTTTGAAGTAGTCCCATCCAAGAATTTAGCACCACCACCACTGATAGTTGCAGTTACAGTAACATTAGGAGACAAACCATGAACTGAATTTTGTGGAGAAGAGACGAACTGTGGTTGAGATTCATGTGCGGATCCACGATTTACATTAGTTTTAGACGATGGATTCATATTATAATTATCAACCGTCGTATCATTAGTTACTTTTACTGTAGCATCATCTTGATCAGTTTCACCAGTTCTACTATTTCTAACGGTCATTGTATAAGTGAAAGTTCCACTTGTTGAAGGTGTAACATTTTTATTTCCTGATTGAGCATTTCCACTAGAAGTCGTGCCAGCGCTGGTTTTTTGAGAGGCACTATAAGTACTACCAACTACATTTTGAATTGCTGCATGGAAATCTGTATTTTGGGGTTTATAAAATCCATCATGTCCACCTGTTGGAGCAGTAATATACTCATAATTTTGACTATTTGATGTCATAGCACTGGTAAGATCATTCATCCAAGTTACTTGACCAGTTGAACCTGTTCCTCCAGTAGTATCATCAAGTGATTGTAAATATGTTATCTTTGCTTTATGACCAGTTACATAATTGTATAATAATGAAACATCTTTATACTCTTGTGCGGTCGTTGCAGACCCAAAGGCATCAAACATCTTTTGACATGTTATATTATTTGCATCCAATGATTGATTATTTCCAACTAATCCATTACTTTCCTGTGCTGAACAAGTTATATCTAAACGAATTGGTCCAGGAGCATTTGCAATGACACCATCTGTTGTTTCTAAGGTATTCAGTTTATGTACTAATGATCCACCTTGAGAATGTCCAAACATGTAGACTTTATCTCTTGTTTTGGACAGATTATTAGATGACAGGTAAGTGTTTAAATTATTCTTTACCCATAGTAAGGCAGCTCTAGCATAAGGTAAATTGTCACCAAACTCAAAACTGTTTAAATCTGCTTGACTTAAAAGATTTATATTTTGTGCTGGGGTTATTCCATCTTGTGGATATGCTACACCAAAAATAATTTTGTCATTGATTGCTATATCATCTCCCTTTAAAAGAGATACCATCGTATTTGCGGAAGTTAATATTGTGGTTGCTGATGCTGATGTGTCCAGTGAAAGTGTTCCAGGATAGGCAACGACTGCATCAACAGAACTATTTGTTACACTTGTAGGAACCCATAATCTACCTCTAACGGGATATGTTACTCCATCTATTGTATATGACTGATCTGTAACTGTTATAGTAGATCCCGTTATGGTTGTTGAAGATGAAGAAGAAGTTGTTGTAGTGGAAGATGTAGAGGCAACATTGGTAAAATCCTGTCCAGAAGAAGAAGTTATTTGATCAGCATCAACAATGTTCCAAGATAGTTTTGTGCTTTGACCAGTGATAATACTTGTTGGATTGGCAGTAAGAGTTACTGATGGACTAAAGTTAAATGTAATGGATTTATCTACTTCATCTGGATTTGATCCAGCACCAACTGCTCTTGCAATGTAAACTTCACCATCAGTTGCAGGTGTTACAGTGTCATTTCCAGATTGTTTATTTCCAGTGCTAAATCCAGTTCCTTGTATTGCTTGAACTTTAACTGCGTTAGTTGAAGACCAATATATTTTTTTACTATTGTTTCTCTTTATACTAACTTGTTTAGAGCAAGTATCGGAAAGTGAACTGGTTGCACAGAAGAATAATGTTGGTGATGGTGGAGTTCCAACAATAACATTAATTGTATCTGTTGTACTTCCAGTACAATTAGAGACAGTTAGTTCAAATTTAGTCTGACCATTTATTAAATTCGTTACATTTTTACTGCCAGTTTTTGTCTGATCAGCAAGAGTCGTAGGAGTAATACTAGTCAGATCAGTAAAAGCACTACCACCAGAAGAAGCAGGAGTTTGTTTAGAAGTTACTGCACTATTTGTAACATGAGTATATTCGTAATTAATTGTTGTACTTCCACCATCAGGGAACACAAATGGTGGATTTAAATTTGAAGCAGTTAGATTTAATGTTGGTAATGGTGGTGCTGGAGGTGATATTGTCCACACATCACTTTGGTTAGATCCAGATGTTGCAAAAGCTGCTGATAATGATATTGTTGTCGATCTTGTAGAACAATAATAAGGAGTTGTCATGTAAATTTCGACAATATCACCTTGTTTTAAATCATTTAGTGTTGTACCTTGGACATTTGTTCCCTTTTTCTTAAGATATGAGTTAGTATTAGATGTAGTTGCAGTAATGTTACAGTCAAATTCAAAACTTCCACCAACTGTAAATTCTGTTTGTGCTTGTTGACCAGGAACTAGTGTTGATGTTCCTTGCGGTACATCAGTAAGGGAGAATGCAGTAATTCCACAATCTCTTGCTTTTGAAGTTACATTCCATGTGTCTGATGTAGATCCAGGAACTCCAGCAATAACACTAAAAGTATTTGTTCCAGATACAGTGAAGGTAGCACTTCTTGTTCCCTGCGATGTTGTTGCGGATAACAATCTAAGTTGTATTTGATCACCTTGTCTAACACCAAATGTGCCACTAGTCCAATCTTGTACTACAGTGCCACCTCTAGTAACTTTAAATTTTGCCTCTACTGCTGAATCTGCAGCAATGCTGGCAGTTCCCTCATCAAATATATTTGCACCGTCTCCAGTGGTCATACCATTTAGAGTAATGATATTACTGTAAATTAATTCGTTTCTTAATACGTTTGTTTGATCAGTAAATACAAAAGCAGATGGAATTGTATCAATTGGTCTTGGTCTAGTTGTTACTGAATATGTGTCTGATTGATTAGCAACAGTTAGTGTCGCATCAGTTGTTGTACTGTAACTACTAGATGCTGTCTGCTTAATTTGAATTGTATCACCATTATTACAAGTATTAGTCGAAGCAGTTGTATATTCTTGTACTACAGAACCACCTCTAGTAATTCTATATTCAGAAGAATTGGGTGAAGTGAAGGTTATAGGTAGTGGATTGTTTCCATTTAAGTTTTCATCAGCACCACTAATAGTAATTATATTACTTTCATGAACTGTGGAAAGATCTACATCAACAACATCAGTAAATGTAAATGGATCAATAGATGTATCTGCAAGTCTTGTTGTAATATTCCAATTTGCTTGGAAAATGCCAAGTTGGACAAGAGTTGTTACTGAAGTATTATAAAAATTAGAAGTTGTATTTCTTAATTGTAATGTATCTCCATCAAAAATCTTGGCGGTTTGTGTCCAAGATCCACCATTTATTCTTAATTCTCCATTTCCTACAATAAAAACGTCTACACCAATTATATCATCAATACCAGTGACAGTAACAACGTCACTACCTTGTAAAGTATTGATCTCTAGATTATCTAGATCGGTAAAATCAAAAAAGTCTGGATCATCATCAAGTTCTCTTGTCTTAACAGTCCAACCATCTCCAGTTCTTTTACCGATGGTTACACCTATACCATAAATGACATTAAATGCATCTCTACCAACAACATTTGCTGACAGAGTGAGTACTTCAAGTTCAACTTTATCTTTATTACGGATAATAACAGGATTATTTTGGGAATCGGAAGCATCTACAAAGTCTCCTACTGTTCCGTAGGAATCGGTTTCTTCAATATATGGAGTAACTCTAACCGATACTCCAACACCAGCATTTAATGCAAATAGAGGTTCATTTAGAGTTGCAACAAATAATGCTTTATAGTTAATGCCTGTTACAGTTACAGGACTAGAAGTATAAGCTAGTCCTGGTAATACTCCCGATCCATCACCACCATTTTCTGGTGGAAAAATAAACTCATCTGGGTATTCGTCAAGATTACCTCGCCATGATATATTAGATCCAGGACCCTGAGCACCAATTAAAGGCATTTATCAAACCCTCCGATATTTTACTGATATTGTGATTGAGAATATAGAACATCAAAGTCAGTCACTGGATCTCCAGTATTAAATTTCCTGACCAACACATAGGTATATAGATCTAAACTGTTTGCGTTTCCAGTATTTATAGTCAATGAACCATAATATCTTGGAGACATTCTTATGTCATCAATATAAACTTCATCGTTATAATATGGTGTCGGACCTTGTTTTGTGGTTACGGCAACAGTAATAGATTCACTGACCTCTAGGAAGTCTGTCAGTGCAAGTCCTGCACGTCCTCTCATGTTTATTGCCCAGTTAGCACCAGCATCTTGTGTGTAGTAGTAGATAGAAGATCTATCTAGGTCAGCATTAACCATTGTAGTACCAATACCAAGGACAGTAGCATTATCTAAAGTAGTATTTTCAATGATTTCAAACACCTTCATGGTGCCTCTGATTTCTGCATTGCCTTGAACGTACATGGCAACGTCTGGTTTGGAACTGTTTGTAGTACCAAAACCTACATTACGAGTGGTGTGAATACCTGTTGCATCAATTGCCCAGATATCAGACACATCAGTTAGACCAGATCCATCACCAGTAAATGTACCGATGAAATATCCACCAATTTCAAAGATGTCTGTCTTATTGGAAATACCACCGAAAGGATACCAATCATTATCAGTGGTATATACCCAACCAGCATTTTGTCCTCTAAATGGGTTTCCGTTAAAGATAATATCACCTGGGTTTCCTGCATCCTCTCCAACAAGTTCAACAGAAGATGCTGGTTGAGTAACACCCACAGTATACTTTCTTGAAACTGTTTCTTCACCTTGTAAGAATAGACTTGGTGATTCTAGTCCTTTGTTTGAAGTAACAGTGAGTTTGTTGTTGACTAGAAGTGGTCCGTCAAACTGTGAAATAGTTGTCTTATCTTCGCCACCATCAACTCTTAAAGCATCGGAGACATTGACTTCAGATGCCTTGATCACATTAAAACCAAGTTTAGTATCAGGAACTTCTTTGGTTTCACCTCTAAATCTTGGACGTGGTGTGGAGAATGTTTCTTCATCACCTGCAGTAGTGATAACTCTCTTATTGGAGATATAGAAATCACCATCACTGTTCATGCCAGTATAAACAACAAATCCACCTTCTTCAGTAAATGACTGCGAAAGAACTTCCTCTGCTGCACTTAGTTGACGATCATGACGATCTGGGAATGCGGTAGAGTAGTTACCAGGACCATAACCAAGATATTCAAATGTATGACCAGAAGCACGAATAATAGAATGCCTTCTAAATTCAATTGGTTTTGCATCAATTCTTCTAAATGCTGATCCGTTGACGTGTTCTTCTGCTTGTGTTCCTAAGAGACCTCTATAAACCTTAACTGGATTTCCAGTTACAGATTGCTTCACTCTCATGACTTCACTATCAATAAGAATATAATCACCAATTTCTAGGTCTAGATCGTCTAGATCAGTGACATTCATATCCGTATCAAGTTTTGACATTGCAAGTGCAAGACTTCCATAAAGATTACCATATGGAATTGAAAGTCTGCTACTGAAACTTTCATTACCTATTGTAATTTCTCCACCTTTAGAACCTAAAGTGGTTGGATATAATCTAGGAGATCCAGCAGCATTAATTGATGCTAACGTAGATACTCCAACATTGACAACAATGTCATTGAGAGAATCAACTCTTTGAATCAAGAATGATCCATTAAAGTGTTCACTATCTCCAGTATTACCACCAATAACAATCTTATCATTAACCTGTAATCCGTGTGGATTAATACCTGTGGTGAATGTAGCAATACCTGTTGCTGGAGTAAAGTCGGACGCAGTAATACTGAATGATGGTCCGTTTAAGTAACCAAACGCATCTGATGCATTTGCAGAACCAACTCCACCAATTGTTGAACCAATACCAACTGCCGTTGAAGATATTACATCAAATTCATTAATTACACCATCACTAATATCATTAATCTCATATGTGGTATTATAATCGCCATAAAGATCAGAAATTCTCTCTAATGTGAATGAATCACCAATGTTACTATAAACTCTAGTTACTCTTACAGAACCTGGAATATGTCCACTTGTTGTAGAAATACCAACAACAGACATGGTATGTCCGATAGCATATGCAGAACCACCGTCAAGAATTTGAACACTAGCAAGTGTACCTGCAGATGAAACTTGTACTTTTGCTGTTGCATTTGCACCAGTAACTGATCCAGCAAATCCAACTAGTTGTGCATTATAGAGGTTTTCGGTGATTCCAATTCCAGTTCCATAGCTTGTTCCAGGATCTACAACTTCAACTTCAACAACTCTGTTTAATCCGTGATCATGATTGGTGAAGATTGTGTGTCTGAGAGCATCTACTGGATCCTCAGAAAGAATATCAGTAACACCAATACCAATACCATAATTTTCTAGAGCAGAAATTACTGTTTCTTTTGTAATACTCTTCTCTGGATCATTAACAACAACTTTACCGATTGGATCTGAAACAGCAAAACATCTTGCAGGATTTGGATCAGAGTTTGGATTATCTCTGTCATATTCTGGATATAGATTATCAAGAGGTTGTGACAGTTTTACACCAGTAAATGGTGAAACATTTGGTGTATTTGATGAATTGACAACAGTTAGATGATAGACACCATCTTGCTCATTTTGTACATATCTTTGAATTTCTTCCGACTTGTAAACAACGAAAGTTCCTTCGTGCTTTTTCTTCTTGAATTTTGGAAGACTTTGATTACGAACAGAAGTATCACTTGTAAAGTCACCAGGATTTGTTGCAACACTAACTTTAAACTGTTTTCTACTCTCAATACTATCAACAGTAAATGTTCCATTAAATCCTTGATTTGCTTTTCCTGTAGTATTGAATCCACTAATGACATTAGTGATTTCTATTTGAGAACCTGCCGTCAAATTGTGTGGAAGTTCTGTTCTAATAGTTGCCTTATTATCGAGAGAAGACCAATCAGCATCTGCAATGAATCTAAAGTTTCTAAACTCAGTTGAATTTGATAATGTTTGACTATCAAAATTCAGATACTTTTCAACTTCAGCATTAGTGGCACCATCAACATTATTTGATTCTTGTAAAATAAATCCATCAACAGGAGGTCTTCCTAATGTTGGAGAATCCTTTGGTAGAACATAACGAACCTTATAGATGCTTCCTTCAACATTTCTATCAGTTGGTTTTCTGAGTACAAATGTTCTTGGAGTTGTTTCACCCAGTTCCGCAACACCTCTTGTATACAATTGATTGTAGATACTTGCATCAGTGCTGCCAGTAGATACATTGATATACCACTGAGTTTGTGTTGCATCCCATTGAATTGGGTGTCCAAGATCTCCAGCAGATTTATCGGATACTCTACTTACAATACTAAGAATACCACCAGTATTATTGATATTGATAGGAACATCATTGTTAGCATCATTTAGAGTCGCAGCAAGTTTTATTTGCTTTGAAGTGAGTGCTGGATTAGGAGAAATTGCGGTTGTAATTACATAATATACTCTTTCTTCTTCAACACCATCAGGTAATCCACCATTTTCACTGATAACTCTAACTGTTTCACCATTTAGGAAAGTGTGATTTTCATCTAAAGTAAGTGTATTTGATGAAATAACATTTAAACCTAGAGACTGTTTAACTTTATGGATTTTTTCAGATATCTTTTCATTTGAAGTACCTTCAGTGCTAGGCATTACAACTTTAGAGTGATAAGTTGTAATTTCGTTTCCTTTTGCAAGAAGAACTTTTAGTGCTTCATTTTTGTTAGAACCAATACGATATCCATCAATGACTGTTGATGGTGGAATATCAAAGTTCTTTTCGTCATATAAGAAAAGTTTACTGGTTGTTGCAATACCTACAGCAGTAGAAACGCCAACATCAATACCTAAGAATTCAATGCCTCCCTCTGCAGATTCAATTTCTTTTGGTGAAATTACATGTGAAATGTAACCAATGTCATCTCTTGGGAATGCATCAGGTCTGAAACCTCTAGAAACAAGAGCTTTAGCACCAAAGTTAGAGTTTGAGTTTGTGATAGAAGCATCACCACCAGACTCTAATAGGAAGTGATTGTTGAAACCAATTGCGAAGACTGAAACGATCTGTAAAAGTGAATTGTTACTACACTTAATATGATGGTTCTCATATGATGGTTTGAATCTTGCTTGAGAATCTG